CTCAAAGACTTTGGACACTCCGTGGTCAAGTCAGCGACACAGGTGCGACATCTTGTCACAAACAAGCTGATCGAAGAGACCGAGAACCCTGATCCGCGCATACGCATACGGGCGTTGGAGCTGCTGGGTAAGATCAGTGACGTGGGTCTGTTCGCGGAGAAGTCAGAGGTAACAATAACGCACCAGACGACAGACGACCTGAAAGAGAAACTACGGGAGAAGCTGACGCGGTTGGTCAACCCAGAGCCTGATATCGAAGAGGCTATTATCGTAGAAGACAAGATCATCGACGTAGACAAGGAGCTAGGGTTAGACGATGAGTGACTTGGCTGTCCTCGCTAAGGACATGGATTTCTCAGAGGCTGACATCCAGCACATGCTGGACAACTTGGACTCATTCAGCCCTGAAGAGCTGGACGAGATCGACAAGATTGTCGGAGAACTCTCTACGAGACAGAACAACCAGACCGCGCATGATGACCTGATAGAGTTCTGTAAGCGGATGCAGCCAGATTACAAAGTAGGCCGACACCATCGGATACTAGCGGATCAGCTCATGGCGCTAGAGAATGGGAGTAAGGACCGTGTCTGTGTGAACATACCCCCACGTCACGGTAAGTCGCAGCTTGTGTCTATATTCTATCCAGCTTGGTTCCTTGGGCGGAATCCCGGTAAGAAGGTGATGATGGTGTCCCACACCACAGACCTAGCGGTAGACTTCGGACGGAAGGTCCGTAACCTGATAGACGTGGCTGACTACAAGGAGATATTCCCAGAAGTTAGTCTAGCGGTAGACAGTAAGTCGGCAGGTAGATGGAACACAAACTTTGGAGGTGAATATTTTGCGTGTGGTATTGGGTCCGCACTTGCAGGTCGTGGTGCTGATTTGTTGCTTGTTGACGATCCTCACTCTGAGCAAGATGTTATTAACGGAAACTTCTCTGTGTTCGAGAAAGCATACGAGTGGTTCACCTTCGGCGCACGTACTCGCCTTATGCCGGGTGGTCGGGTTGCCATAGTCCAGACACGTTGGCACATGGACGACCTGACAGGGCGTGTAACTAACGACATGGTCAAGAACGAGCTGGCTGACCAGTACGAGATCGTGGAGTTTCCGGCAATTCTCGACGCAGATGATGAGAATGGGAAGCCAATAAAGAAGCCGCTATGGCCTGAGTTCTTCGATCTGGCTGCTCTAGAGCGTACAAAAGCCTCTATGCCTGCATTTCAGTGGAATGCGCAGTACCAACAGCAGCCTACAGCCGAAGAAGCGTCCATAATCAAGCGAGAATGGTGGGGAATATGGCCCCATGACGACCCGCCACCCGTAGAATACGTGATTATGTCCCTCGACGCAGCCGCAGAGAAGCATAACCGTGCCGATTTCACCGCACTTACTACGTGGGGCGTGTATTTTAACGAGAATGAGAACGCTCATCACCTGATTTTGCTGGATTCTATCAAAGAACGCCTAGAGTTTCCCGAATTAAAGGCAATGTGTATGGACGAGTACCGCAAATGGGAGCCAGATGCGTTCATTGTGGAGAAAAAGTCCGCCGGAACGGCTATATACCAGGAAATGCGGCGTATGGGGCTACCTGTACAGGAGTATACACCCCACCGTGGGACAGGTGACAAGCTCGCAAGGCTTAATTCTGTGGCGGATATCATCGCATCGGGCATGGCGTGGGTGCCAGCCACCCGCTGGGCAGACGAGCTGGTTGAGGAGATCGCTGGGTTTCCGTTTATGTCTAACGATGACTTGGTTGATAGCACCGTGATGGCACTACTGAGGTTCCGTCAGGGCGGGTTTATTCGTCTTCCGACTGACGAGTGGGACGACGAGGCTCCTTACTACCGGAAGAGAGAATACTATTAATGTAGGCTTCGCATATTCGTCTATCGCTACACAGGATAAGAAGTTGCCCTGTGTTACTATACGCAGCCCAGCGTTTACCATTTTCCAAGATACGAACCAAGGTAGTAGATTCCTAGCACAACAACAAGCACAGCTATACCTATACCCGCCGCAGTTGCTAGTGCTTCCATCTGTTCTTCGCGTTTTTGCTCTGCAGCGCGTCTTGCAGCGGCTCTTTGCTTCCTAGCTTCGGCTTGCCACTGTATCCACCTATCCCATTGGCCAGGTCTCCCATACAAACGGATATAAGATTCGAGTTCTTTTCGTTGTTCTCTGATCTTTTCTAGCTGCTGAAACTCTTCCCAATCGCCTTCAGAGCCACCTGTGATGGCTGTAAGGGGACTATTCTTCTTTTTCTGGACGGCTTCTTTGAGGTCTTCCTCTGCTGTGAGGAATTTACCAACATTAGACATGAGGTCCGCAGTCTCTTTTCCATTAGAGATGCACGTTTTTATCACCGAGTAGGCCGCGTTGGCGGCGGCAATAGTCTCTAAGATAGCCATAGCCTATCTTTCTATGAGTCTATCCAGTTTCCCTTCTAAACGGTCAAGACGGTCAATGACACGATCCATGTCGGATTGTTGTCGGCTTACAGATACATACTCTTTGGCAATTTCCTCACGAGTACGGTTTAGTAGAACAGTCACACGCTTTAATTCGTCGTGTTGTTGCTTACACCACCACCCACCTACGGCGATTATAAGCCCGATAAGCAAATCTATATAACTTGCCATTTCCATGAATACACCTCACTGCTCTCAGACAACTTTACACAAAATAACGTTTTGGTTCAATACGTGTTTGTGGTAGGGTGAGGCATGTAAGATGGATTCGTTTCATTTTTATGCTCCTCCCTGAACTAAGAGGTCTTTATGGCCTCTTTTTTCTCGTTATACTACGGAATGAGGCGCAACTCTCCCTTTAGCGTCTCAAGGCGAGGCAGCTCCTCCCCCACCAAATGGGTCTGCCTCGCCACTAGACGTGCTGTAGTACTTTCTGTTACTATGGCTTTGTGTACACATTTAGGAGACTGTAATGGCTGTCGAGAAACAGATGGAGCCATCAGACTTAGACATCGAAGGCACAGACGCGGAAGAGATCGAAGTAGAGATCGTCAACCCCGATGCAGTGTCCATTGGTACTGACGACGGTGGGATGATTATCGATTTTGAAGGGGGTTTGACCGAGGAGCTTGTCGGCCCCGAGCATGACGCTAACTTAGCCGATTTTATTGATGAAGCTGTTTTGCAGTCTATGGCCTCAGAGTTAGTAGAAGACTTTGAGTCTGATCGTGAATCACGCCGTGACTGGGCGCGAGCCTATGTCAAAGGTCTTGATCTGTTAGGCATGAAGATCGAAGAACGTAGCCAGCCTTGGCAGGGCGCGTCTGGTGTATTCCACCCAGTTCTAACCGAAGCAGTTGTCCGCTTCCAAGCGCAGGCTATGGGGGAAATATTCCCTGCGTCTGGCCCCGTACGCACCAAGATCATGGGAAAAATGACCCCTGAAAAGCTAGATCAGGCAGACAGAATCCAGACAGAGATGAACTATCTTCTGACTGAAGAGATGACAGAATACCGCGACGAGACTGAGCAGATGTTGTTTAAGCTGCCTCTTGCGGGTTCAGCGTTCAAGAAAGTTTACTATGATCCACTAGAGGATCGCCCTGTGGCTATGTTCGTGCCTGCAGAGGACTTTGTTGTATCCTACGGTGCGTCAGACCTCGCGTCCTGCCCACGGTATACACACTTGATGAAAAAGACATCTAACGAGATACTAGAGCTACAGGTTGCAGGGTTCTACCGTGACGTAGACTTGCCTGACCCAGAGCCAGATTTCTCAGATATTCAGGAAAAATATGACGAGCTTGATGGGGAGAGTGCCGTCATAGAGGATGATGATCGACACACAATCCTTGAGATGCATGTGACTATGAACATGCCAGAGGAGTTTGACGACCCTGATGGGATCGCACGTCCATACGTCATCACTATCGACAAGACCTCCCGTGAGATTTTAGCAATCAGACGGAATTGGTATGAAGATGACACAAAGAAAAAGAAACGACTCCACTTCGTTCATTACAAATATTTGCCGGGACTTGGCTTCTATGGAACGGGACTTATCCACCTTATCGGCGGGTTGGCTAAGTCTGCGACTTCAATACTGCGTCAGCTCATTGATGCTGGTACATTATCTAATTTGCCAGCAGGTCTTAAAGCTCGTGGTCTCCGCATCAAGGGTGATGACACGCCTCTTATGCCGGGTGAGTTCAGGGATGTGGATGTTCCGGGTGGGGCTATACGTGATTCGATTACGTTCATCCCTTATAAAGAGCCATCGAACGTACTCTACTCGTTACTTGGAAACATTGTCGAAGAGGGCAGACGTATTGGCTCAGTTGCGGACATCCAAGTAGGCGACATGAACTCACAGGCACCTGTGGGTACTACCCTTGCTTTGATGGAGCGATCCATGAAGGTGATGAGTGGTGTGCAAGCACGTATGCATGCAGCCATGAAAAACGAACTACGGTTACTGGCGCGTATTATCCGTGACTATATGCCAGCCGAATACGCATACGAGATGGACGGTGACTTTGATCGTCAGCGTGACTTTGATTCTCGTGTGGATGTAATTCCCGTTTCCGATCCTAATGCTGCAACAATGTCCCAGCGTATTATGCAGTATCAGGCGGCGTTGCAGCTATCCCAACAAGCCCCCCAGTTGTATGATATGGGTAAGCTGCATCGTCAGATGCTAGAAGTTCTTGGTATCCAAGATGCAGAAGATATCATCAAACTACCAGATGATATTAAGCCTGCTGATCCTGTGACTGAGAACATGATGCTCTTGAAGCAAGAGCCAGTCAAAGCCTTCAAGTATCAAGATCACGAGGCTCATATCGCAGTTCATATGGCTGCAATGCAAGACCCGAAAATGCGGGAACTTGTTGGTCAGTCACCGTTTGCACAAGCGATTGGGCAGGCTATGGCAGCACACGTTACTGAACACGTTGCGTTCCAGTACCGCCGTGAGATTGAGAAGATGCTTGGCGTAGAGATGCCGAACGAGGATCAACCGCTACCAGAAGATATTGAGATAGAAGTCTCACGTCTTGCCAAAGATGCTGCAGAGAAGCTACTCCAGAAGGACATGGCAGAAGAGCAACAAAAGCAAATCCAGCAGCAACAACAAGACCCTGTTGTACAGATGCAGCAGATGGAATTGCAGATGAAACAGCAAGAGTTGCAGCATAAAATCCAAATGGATACAGCTAAATTGCAGCTTGATGCAGAACGTATTTCCGCCGAGAACCAACGCGAAGGGGCGCGTCTTGGTGTGAAACTCGCCACCGATCTGGACAAATCACAACGTGAAGACCAGAAAGAAGGCGCAAAACTTGGTATAGAAATAGCGAAGGAGTTGACGAAGGGAGATGGATGACATTTTCACGCTGTTAAAGCGGAAGATCGATGAGTACGAGGAAGATATAAAGAACTTTCTCGCGTCAGGGCAAGCTGAAGACATGGCGATGTATAATCGTATCGTAGGGAG